CACCACACTCATTTGGGCTATCGCTATCCCAATCGTCGTACTGACCTCTTGCCTCCGGTAGCGAAACCGTGGTAATCTCAGAGGAAAGCGAAGAAATGTCCGATGGTTCTGCATATTTCAGCAGCCATTCTCGGACGTATTGGCCGTATGTTTTATTTAATTCTGGAACGACCAATCCAGAAGACATCGCAATGCGTTTGAACGCTGCGTTGTATTGCTCATAAGTCTCTTCAGCGTAGAAACTAAAAGCGCGGTTTGCTGTGGCAAGGTTTGTGGCTATTTGGTCCTCGACAGACAATTCGCTCTTATTCCGAATGATGTGTAACATCTTGAAAATTGAGCTTGGGTCAAGGCAGGAAACAACAACATTTCGAGCTGAGCAAAACCGAGAAGTTCTCTTGAGGAAGTCAATGTCCTTGAAATTCACAAAGGGAGACATCTCGGAAGATTTGTCCGACATAGTAACAGTAATGTCACAGGTCAAACAAAATTGTTGGTGTGCAACCATATCAAAGGTTGCTTTCTGGCTCACAGATCCGATCGCATCATCTCCATAAGTCATCAATCGCACAGCTGCGCGAAAAGGCACATGTCTATTAAGTACAGAAACACTCATGTAACTGCACCGAAAAAGCAATGAATTGGCAATTGAATTGATCGCGGTCGTCAAATTGTTACCAGACGTGTTGGTGCCGCAAATACGCAAAAGTGTTCCATTAACGGCAACACATGGGAAGAGCAAATCCGATATCAGACCACGCATGATGACAAAATCCTCAGGTGAGTAATTGCCCGAAAGATGAGCGAATCTCATGAAAACACTGAGGGCTGTCTGAATGACATCCACATTCAAAGAGTTGTCATAATTCTTGTAGTCCACGCCAATCATGCGGTCTTCACCAAATTCCGTCACATGACCAATTAATTGGTCCCATTCCGGACCTTCTGCATTAATGCCAACTGCACACTCAGAAACGAGCGGGAAAGCAGCAAGCAAAGACAACATTGAAAGAAAATATTGTCGCAAAAGGTAAGAAAATGCAACTTGTGTCACATGGAAAATACGAACTTTGTCCTTAGTGATTTTGGTCGGTTCATCTTTGATCTTCGAGCTGAAAATTGGATTGCAGGTAAGACCACGAGAGTACTGCTCACGCATGCGTTCAATCTCAATATGTACATTGGGGGTGAAATCGAATGGGGCATTGTTGGCAGGGTACTGCTCAGGATCAAGCTCAATCAAAAAATCACGTTTGGGCTTATTCAGTGGAAAACCCATCGAAGAACCTTTGTTCATGGCGTCAATAAAACGAACGCCATCGATACCACAAATTGTCTCAACATTGGTAAGCGGACGGATTCTGTCTCTGACATAGCTCTTGGAAGAAATGATTTCTTCCAGAGGAGCAATATAGTCTTCGACAGCCATACGCAGTGTTTCGAAATGTGGACCAATACGATCTTGAGTTGCCTGCAGCAAATAAGGTCGATACGCTCGACTTGCGGAGACGACTTTGGGAGGTCCGTGGACATTGGGCCAACCTGTAAAGGCGGTAACCAAATCACTGATTGGAGAAGGTGCAACG